CCTACTACTATTTTTCATTCACATCCAACAGGTGATCATAGTTTTAGTGAGCACGATTGTCTTGTAGCTGCGAATATGGAATTAACGTCGTATTTATATGTCGTTGACGAGGATCGTCTTGAGATTTTGAGCCCAGACGGCGAACATCAAATTTTTAACAAGGTACTCAGTAAATGATGAAAATTCGTCTGGAAGGTGTTGCAGGTAAGCGATTTGGTTACGAGCATATTCTTGATGTTCGCACTCCCAAGGAAGCAATCAGGGCTCTGTGTCAATTACTGCCGGGTTTCAGAGCTTTTCTAACCTCAGCCCATGAGTATGGATTGTTTTTCCAGATAATTTCCAAAGGTGACTTTGTTGATTACGATCACCTAGAGTTTGGCTCTGCAGAGATGACTCTGGTGCCTGTGATTACAGGCTCTATGAGTTGGTTCAGAAATATCGGTCTAATTCTTATAGGTGTATTACTTGTAGCGCTGTCTTTTGGTGCCTTTGGTCTTGCTTTTGGTGCCGCAGGTACTATCTCAGCAGGTATCCAAACCGCAATGATGAGCCTGGGTTTTGCCCTGGTGTTTACGGGGATAGCAGGTTTATTCGCGCCTGGTGTACCCAATACTGATTCTAAAACCGAAGGCAGACCTGCAGACGAAGCCATATCAAGTGCAGGTACAGGAACAACGCCTGATGGAACCCCTATACCTGTTGTTTATGGCGAAACATTAGTAACCAACATTCCAGTAGTTTCTTCATACATTCTAGATGGTGGGGGTAATGATCCCAAAGGCTTCTGGATGGGTGTCATCTCTGAAGGTGTTATTGATGGTTTTCCTACTTCGTCAGTAGAAGATGTTTACTTCAATGGTTTAAAGAGTGCTGCAGCCGGTGTGGAAGTGATTGAGTTTGCAGATGGGGGTCAAACAGGCGTTCCTTTACCCGTGATGAAGAATCAAGGCTTTCATATGCAAGTCGGTGCTACTTACCCTGTGGCTGGCGGTGAATATGATGACAATTTATCCGAGGCCGTAAGTCCCAACACGTCTGAAATTAGGAGTTTCAATCAAGTCTATGCGGATACGGTCAGGGTCAGGGTATCGGTAGGTGCTTTTTATCAAACGCGGAATAACAGTCATAAAAGTGGAAAAACAGAGTTTGATTATCGTGATTTTGATAAGGACAACGACGGCCATGGTGGAGCTGATAACCCCGTCAGATACCGAGTCGAGGCGTTTGCCAATGGCAATTCAATTTACGATCAAACATTTCCCAATTCCCAGCGACAACTCAACACTCAGCTTGCAGTGCATGAGATCCCTGTCAGCGGGCAACCTCAACCCATATCTGTCAGAGTTACTCGCGTAGACCGTCGAGCTGCTCGCGAGCCTTTTTCAAAGCAGGGTGGGTCTGGTACTCGTATGTACAACTGGGCAAAAGGCGATATTCAATGGCTCTCCATGGAAGTTCTTTGGAACGAGCGATTAGTTTATCCAAAAACTGCAGTATTGGCCTGTTCTTTTAAGGCAGGGTCAGTTTCACGCATCCCTGGAATTACTGCACTCATAAAGGGCCGCAGACTGCCAGTTTTAAGTAGCGGCCTATCTGTTTCTTACGAGTATTCAGATAATCCTGCAAATGTTGTACTCGACCTGTTGACTAATGGCCGCTACGGCGCTGGTAGCCGAAGCTATACAACTAATGCACCGTTAAACGAGTCTGTAATTCAACCAGGAATCAGGTTCGATGATATTGACAAAGCTTCTTTCTTTATTGCTCAACAATACTGCAAAAGCAAGAACATAACTTTTAATGCCACTATCTCTGGCGATGCAGATACTATTGAGCTTTTGCGCAGCATCACTTCGACTTTTCAAGGGCAATTAATTTATGCGGGCGGTTATGTGTCTGTGGTTATCGATGACGCGGCCCCAGACAATCCGTCAGATTATCGCCTGTTCACTGAGGCAAATGTGATTCAAGGTGGCAGTGATGATTCGGTGGATGAGCCCTGTTTTGTATATGAGGGTACAGCCAAAAAAGCTCGAACCACTGCAGTACAGGTGAGTTATATCGACAAAACTAATTTCTATAAGGAAGCAAAGATCCTTGTTGAGTCTCGCAGTGCGATGCAAAAATATGGCTATAACCTGCAAAAGATTCGCGCACTTGGATGTACTAATGCTGAGCAAGCACATCGTATGGGTAGATACACGCTGGCAACAAATCTGGGGTCTACTGAAACTGTCAGCTTTAAGGTCGGACCTGAAGGCGCACTTTTACTTCCTGGTGATATTTGTTTAATTGGAGATCCGTTAAAAACACGGATTGAAGCTGGTGGTCGGATTGTTTTAGCCAATTCGTCTTTTATAATTGCTGATCGGGTTATAAGCAGTCTTGGTTCTGGTGATTGGTACTTATACACCTATACAACTGGAGGCGATGCGCAACGTACCTCAGTCTCCAGCGTCAGTGGCAGTAAAATTAATGTATCTGGTTTTTCTTCTGTACCCTCGTCTAGCATGCTTTGGGTATTAGTAAATGAAGCATCATCGACTAATTCTGACAATCAATTTAACCGTTATAGAGTTCAAAAAGTTACAGAAGAGGCTAATGGTTCTTATCAAGTAATTGGTATTAAGTACGACCACGCTAAATATGAGTATGTGAATTCAGGCGTTGAACAGCGCTCCTCTCGCCAGCGTCTCAGTGGTGGAACAAATCCTGTTTTAAATCCAGCCACTATTAGTTTCAGACTTCGTACTTAGTTTGTCATGTCGATCACATCTACCGCAAAAGTCTCAATATCTTGGGATCCACCCAGTCGTCTTGTACAGGGCAGTCTTGACTATGTATTTGCCGGGTCTTTGGTCAGTACAGAGGTAGCTGATTTATTAGTTGACCGATACGAGGTTGAGTTATACAGTACGCCATTAAATGATTATGTTGGTCAAGGGTACTTCTATGTCCCTCTGGCCGATATTTTTGTTGGGGATGTTGATAATGTTAAAGTAAGAATACGAGCTTTACTGCGCGACGAGACTAAAACACCTTGGGTTGTTTCCGGTACTCTCACGTTGTCACAATTCCAAGCTGATTTTGACGAACCTGACAACGCTATTTTTCTGAGTATTATCTGATGGCTTTATACGGAAGAGATGCTAACGGCGCGGATGCTTACATCCGTGCATCAGGTGCCAGTGGTGCTGCAGATGGTCTTGTTACCTTTCACGATACATTCACCAACGATCTGAAATACAAAGCACTGGATCTAAGTGCAAGCGCTGACGTTATTGCATTGGTTTCAAGCAAGAATCTGCGTGTAATGTCAGTCACGCTGAGTGCGGATGCTGCCTGCAATATTCAGTTTCAGACAGGCGCAACCGATAATGTGTCTGGCAAGATTTATTTACCAGCGAACGGCACAACTCATCTGTCCAACCAACTAGGGCTGTTTGAAACGGATGCTGGCGAGAAGTTGAATTTAGTCATTACAGGCACGGCAAACGTGGGTCTCTCCCTCAGTTATCGCGAGGTTTAATCGTGACCAGAGTTTTTGGGAAGTTATTTTCAGATGACCGTAGTGGAATTTTAGTCGTTAAACCCTCTCAGCCATTTTTTGGCGTCTCCAGAGATGAGCGACATTATCCTGTTACAGATGGAGCTATTGATTTCGCTCTTGACCCCACCCCTAGCGGTGTGCATTATTTGATTGGTTTCAAGAATGTAGGTGATATCCGTCGCACCGATTACACACTTCGTTGGCGTGTTCCGGCTGTTGACAGTTTCGATGTCACTCCTGGTGCAGCTAATGCCAAGATAGGTTCTCAGGAGGTGGCACCTAAAGCGTCTGTTTACGAACGTGTCCAGTTAAAGCGTGTTGCGAGTGACCTTACCGATACGATTGAGGACAATCAACAACTCAGTACGGATCTGGTTGAGGCTAATTTACGAATCAAACAGCTTCAGGACGAACTAAGAGGTTATAAAAAGACTTCTGAATTAGTTTTGTCTCAGCGCGATCAAACCATTGCCCAATTAAGTGAGTTCTCTGAACCTGTTATTAATACTGTTTATCTGGAGAAGCCCGTACCGCCTGCAGCATTGCAATCCAGGGTGTATCGCCTTGAAAGCGAGATCAAACGTCTTCTTGATGTTAATGCCGAGTATTATAAATCAGTCGTACAGCTACATCAGTTACAGTTAGATAAAGCTCGTACTAATCCAGAAGAACCGCAACTTGGAGTTACCAATACTCCTCAGTCTCGGTTGTTACGCAAGCTACTCGGTAAGTAACTAATGGCTCTTGACAATATTGCAGTAACTGTACGAGAGGGTGACAGCTTTGATGAGCTTTACCTGAATATCGAGAAACCATGGGGCACTCCTTATGATTTTTCTACCTCAGTATTAGTTGCTGATATCCGTCGCTTCTTTAATGACAGTTCTAATCCTGTGTCTGCTGTCGACAGTTTCGGCATTGTTGAACTAGATGCTTCTAAAGGCAAGATTGCTCTTAAACTTACGAGTCGTCAAACCGAAGCTTTAGGGCGCAACGTCGTCTTGGGATATACAGAGCGAGGCGAGACACAGAGTGGTTTGGCCATTGCAGCTGACCCCTCAGACGAGTTGCAGGGCGTGTTTCTGTGGGATTTACGAGAGTATTTCTCCATTCAGCAAGCGACTATTAGTGCAATTTCCTCAGGAACTACTTTTACAACTACGGGTGGAGTGACTGCCAACAAAGTGCGGGTTACTACCGCTGCTGCACATAATCTTACTGTTGAGGACCAGATTATTCTTTCTGGAACCGGCCAAAGTGTTTATGATGGGGTTGATTTCAACGCTAATAAACTTTCAATTATTAGTACCACTGTATTTGAAATTGATCCAACAACTGCAGGTGCTCCCGCATTTTCAGTTACATCAAATCAAGGAGCAGTGAGTGTCTATAAAGAGGACACGCTTGCAATCGGGACTCTAGAAGTCCTTCCACGTATTTCCAGAGATTCCGTTAGCTGAGGTAAAACTTTATGGCCAGTGTAGAAGAAGGCGTTTCAGTTGTAACGGTAGGTAGAACTACTCCTGTTCCAGCTGGTCAAAATACTTCCGCCAATTCGCTTCCTGTTGTTGTCGCATCGGATCAAACTCCGATTCCGATTCTAGATAATCTTTCTGCGCCTTCTCAGGTACGGGATGATCTTCTTGGTATCCCTAGAGTTCAAACACCGCTTGCCATATTCGATGACACAAACCTCATCGACGTGGATCCAAATATCTGGGCTATCAGTGAGCAAACTACAGCAGGCTCGAAGGTTACTGAAGTTAACCACCTGTTGAACCAATCAGCGGCTGAATGTCGTCTGAAAGTTGCTGCAGCTAACGGAAATACCGCAAGCTTAGTAACTAAGCAAGCTTGGCCTTATCAGACAGGCCGTATTACGGTTGCGTCATTCGGTGCAGCGTTATCCACCGACACGTCTGCCATCATTGAATATGGCATGTTCGATGCCAGCGACGGCTATTTTCTCCGTGTCGTCGGTACAAACCTGTTTTATGTCAGGCGCACCTCTAGTGGTGAGAGGCCTTCAGATCATCTGCATGGCTATACAGCTCAAGGCGTAGATCCTTCTACATTCACTGTCGACGCAGCAGTCCTTACGGCTCAACCCACCAGGACTGACTTAGGAACTGTTTATAAGATTGTAAGTACTTCTCCCAATGTGATGGAGGAGATCGTCCCCCGTCAGTATTGGAACGGCGACAAGATGGTCGGCGAGAATGGTTCCAGCTTGGTTGGTGCAGCCCAAACCAGCTCAATTCATGAACTTAGCCTGACTAATCTTTGTATGGCCCGTATTGAATATGGGTGGTACGGGGGTACTGGTTCACGCCTTCTGTTCTATGTCCCCGAAGACGCAAATCTTGGTGGGGTAACTGCAAAGAATGCTCGCTGGGTTATTGCTCACAGCCTTAACTGCTCTGACAGGATCCCATTCCCGTCTTTAGGTAATCCAACTTTACCGATGCAATTTCGTATCGAGAAGTCTGGATCTCTTAGCGCTGATGCATACATTCGTAAATATGGCGCTCAGATTTCGATTGATGGTGGTGATGCTGAAAAGCTGAGTATTTTCTCTCAAGATGGTGCCAAAGTCACTGGAATTGGTACGACAGCATTCAAGCCATTGTTGGCTATCCGAATCAAGGAACTGATTACCAATAATCAAGGTCAATCCAAGCGCTGCTTATTGCGAGCCTTCCCATTACTTCTTTCAATGGTCAGCTCTCATCGAGCGCAATTCTTGTTGGTGAAAAATCCTACTACTCTTACGGATAGC